CACGTATCGGGTTCAAGACTCGTTATGGTATGGCTTCAAACCCATTTGTGGGTGCTACACCTGCTGATGGTTTGGCTGCTGCCAAGTCTAACCAGTACTATCGTATCTTCCGTGTGGACAACATCCTTACATAAGAGATACTATAACAAGAGTAGGGTTACACCTACCGATGTTAAGAGGGGAGTCTTCGGACTCCCCTTTTTTTATGACCAAAAATCATCAAGTGATGACGATCCTTGTTCTTCATAGTTCCAAAGTAGTAACTCTTTTCGATTGTGTTCGTCTTCACGATATTTCTGACCCGAGTGCATGGTGTAGGTCAAATCCCACTCTAGTTGATTCCAATCATGATATGCGTTCCTGAGCGTCTCATTGGAGTTGTAGGTAATCATAACCATACTCTCACATGAATCCATATCATCATGGAACCGTTTGTGACAGAAGCTGTCGTGCATGTCACCGTTGTTACCATAGATAAAAGAGTTGATGTCATAGGGCGGGTCAGCGAATACAAAGGTGCTCTTATCACCGCCTAGTAAGTCTGAGTAGTCTGTGTTGGTTATTTTCCAATTTTTAATGACATGAGAGTACTTTAATAACCTCAAAATTTGACTGTGCGTAAATAAATCATTGACAGAGTCTTTGCTGAATGAACCAGTAGACTCACCAAGTCCGGAAAAAGAGCATCGGTTCATGATATAAAACTGCCATGCAATCTCAAATGGATCTTCTGCAGTTGATAGACCCTCACGTAAAACATGATAATAATCTAAATGAGATTGAAGCGGATCCCGATTATTCATTAAATCGTCTTTAACCTCAATCAGTTTTTGAACTAGTTTGTCCGAAGAACCTTGGAGGGTTTTCCAAAAACAATACAGATTATAGTATTTGTCATTGACCCACACCGGAACATCAGGATATCGGATACTGAATGCAATTGCACAACTACCCCCACCTAAAAAAGGTTCGCGATATTCTTTAACGTCATTGACCGGCATCTTTTCGCGAGAAAAAAGAAACTTAGTGGCTCTGGATTTGCCTCCGGGATACCTTAAGGGTGTTTTTAGATCTTTGAACATATCGATTATTATACATAAGAAAACACCGTTTGTCAAGAGGTATAAATAGAAGAGATACTACAGGAGACTGAGATGTCTACAACACTAACGGATAACAAAAACTTTCTGCAACCTACGGGTTTCAAGGTTTCGATCGAACGCAGTAAATACGGCAACCTAGAGTACTTTGCGCAGAGTGTCATTCACCCAGGCGCGACTGTTGCTGTTACTGAGATGCCTGTTCCAAGAATTCGGAATATCCCATATGCGGGTGATGCGATTGACTATGGTCAGTTGGATATTGAACTCATTCTTGACGAAGACCTCAAGTCATATACTGAGATGCAAAACTGGTTGGAACGTATTATTAATGAACCTAACTTAACAAGAAGGGAGGCAGAGAGTCAAGGTACGGACGCTACAACCGCAGACATTACGGTGACTATTCTGACAAGTCACAATAATGCAAACCTAAGAATTAAGTATAACGACTGTGTACCAACAAGTCTTGGACAAATCACTCTCGCATCGACAGGTGGATCGGTATCCTATATAACATTTGGTGCTAGTTTTAGATTCAGGGATTTTGAGATATCATGAAATTTTATGACATAAAAAATGAAAGGGTACTTGATATTTTAGAAGAATTCAGGTATACTTACTTTGAAAAATATGATGTNAGAAATGAGGTTAACCGCAGTTTCAAAAGTCATGTTTTGAACAATGTTCCGATCGACTATTATATTTCAGATCACTTTCGTGATGAGGTGATTGGACTGGGAACAAAACATGATGGTGCTGCTGAACATGCATATGCATACTGTGTTAAACCAAATAATCTTGAAGACCGAGGTAAAACTGATCCTTACAAAGAAGATTGGATTAAACTCGATGAAAAAATTAAGTTAGAACTTGGTCTTCGGTTTTCTGCTCTCTCTATGATGTATCCACCTGACGGTTATATTGGTTGGCACAATAATGCAAATGCATCTTCATATAACCTTGTTTTTACATATAGTGAGACCGGGGATGGATGGTTTAAGTTTGTGGATCCACTGACCGGAGTTGTTAATACTCTTCAAGACAAAAAAGGATGGTCATTGAAAGCAGGTTACTTCGGATCCTATAATGAACCAGAGCATATATACTATCACGCAGCCTGGACAGGTTGTTGGAGAATGACCTTATCATATGTTTTAGGTAAAGATAAAAATTATTGGCAAGATTGTATTGATTATATTACTGAAGGATAACAATGATTGATTTAGAGAATGTATTGAATGAATGGAAAGAAGACTCAAAAATACCTGAACACCAATTAGACGAAACGTCTAGACACACGCCCAATCTACATGCAAAGTATTTGCAGTATTTGTCACTCGCAAAACTGCAACTTAAACGCATAGAGAACCAACAGAAAACCCTTCTACTTGATAAGTGGAAATATTATAATGGTAAGATGTCTCAAGAAGAGATTGAGTCCAAAGGTTGGGAACCTGATCCTTTTAATGGATTGAAGATCCTGAAAGGTGAGATGGAATATTATTATGGTTCAGATCCCGAGATTCAAAAGACCGAAGAAAAAATTGAGTACTATAAAACTCTTATAAGTACCCTGACGGAGATTGTTGATAGTCTTAAGTGGAGACATCAAACTGTGAAGAATATTATTGAATGGAGAAAATTCCAAGCGGGTGGGTAGATGGAAAACACAATACGGGTCCGACTTCTAAACCACTCGATGATGGCGATTGAGTCGAATCCTTCCCAACAACAAGAATTGAGAGAATACTTCTCATTTTATGTTCCTGGCTATCGTTATATGCCCGCCTTCAAAAGGAAGGTGTGGGACGGGAAGGTGCGCCTGTATAATCAGGTAACCCGTGAACTCAATGTGGGTCTCTATGACCAATTGAGAAAGTTTTGTGCAGACCGTTTCTATCCCTTACAGATTGTTGACAATGAAGAGTATGGTATCCCTCTTCAGAAAAACAAAGTCAACCACCCGCATCTGGTGGAGTTTCTGAAGAGTCTGGACGCACCATTTGAAACCCGAGACTATCAGTATGATGCTATCGCGCATGGGATTGAGAACAAAAGATGTATCTTATTATCCCCTACTGGTTCGGGCAAGTCGTTTATTATATACAACTTACTTAGATGGTACTTAGATAACCACGAAGAAAAGGCGCTAATCATTGTACCTACGACCTCTTTGGTCGAACAGATGTACAAAGACTTTGAAGAATATGGATTTGACGTAACAACAAATTGTCATACGGTTTATTCTGGAAAAGACAAGAATACTGACAAGAGGGTGGTCATATCCACATGGCAATCGATCTATAAGTTAAGGGGTGATTGGTTCGAACAGTTCGGTGCGGTCTTTGGGGATGAGGTCCACGGATTCAAAGCAAAGTCCTTGTCCGGAATAATGAACAAAGCAAAAAATGCAGAATACCGTTTTGGTACTACAGGTACACTTGATGGGACGGAAACCAATAAATTAGTACTCGAAGGTTTATTCGGACCTGTATTCACGGTGACTACCACCGTAAAACTTCAAGAAAGTAAACAACTGGCCAATCTTGACATTAAAGTGATGTTACTTCGATACCACAATGATATATGTCACGAGATGCAAGGAAAAACCTATCAGGAAGAAATTGACTATATAGTTACAAATGAGAAAAGGAACAACTTTATTTCTAATCTATCCCTTTCTCTTGAAGGCAACACCCTTGTACTATTTCAGTTTGTAGAGAAACACGGTAAGGTTCTTTATGATCTGATTGAGAACAAGTCAGAAGAAGATCGAAAGGTCTTTTATGTTTCTGGTGAGGTCGATACATCTGACCGTGAACAGATTCGGAACATTGTGGAGAAACAGAAAAATGCGATTATTGTTGCGAGTCTAGGTACTTTTAGTACAGGTATTAATATTAAGAATTTACATAATATTGTATTTGCGACTCCATCAAAATCTCAGATCAAGGTGTTACAGTCTATTGGTCGTGGACTAAGAAAAAGTAATCGTGATACTGTTTTATACGATATTGCGGATGACTTTCATGTTAAGTCCCATAAGAACTTCACCCTTAGACACAGCGCTGAAAGAATTAAGATATATACACAAGAGGGGTTCCGATATAAAGTGTACCCCATCAATATAAAGTAACACTATGAATACAGAAGAACACAATAAGGCATTGAATGAAATGTATGACCAAGGTCAAAATGTATTCAATAAGTATTTTGATAAGGCAGAGTATCTTCAAAGTCATGGACACCATAAGACAGAAGATACTCTAGACTTAGCGGTAAAGATTTACATGTCTGAAAAATCTGAATAGTATAAATAGAAGTGTAGTCCGCGAGACGGCCATCTCCGACTACTCTAATACTAGATAGGAGTATCAGCACATGTATCTATACCTTAAAATACATAACATTTCTGGCTTTAAGTACTTAGGTAAAACCAAACACGACCCCTTCAAATATAATGGTTCTGGTGTTATTTGGAAAAAACACCTAAAGAAATATGGTACAGACATAACAACCATAGTATTGGCGGAGTGTACATCTGAAGAAGAACTTCGTCAAATAGGATTATACTATTCCAATTTGTGGAACATTGTAGAAAATAAAGAGTTTGCAAACCTGATAGAGGAAAGTGGTCAAGGCGCTGTGCCGGGGAAAAAACTTTCTCTAAAACATCGTAAGAGAATATCTGAGGGTTTGAAGAAATGTGGTAAAGCGGGACACAATGGTCTTAAAGGAAAAAATAATCCAATGTACGGAACAAGTCGGAAAGGACACACTGCAAAAAAAGTAATATATAAAGGTAAGATATACAACTCTTGTAGTGAGTTAGCTAAAAGTTTAGATTGCAGTCAAGCTAAAATATCATATATGATAAAAAATGGTAAAGTAAATACCCTATCAACATAAAGTGAGGTACTAGATGGAACCCGATATTAGACAATTTAAGTTAGTGACAGGGGATGAAATTATTTGCAATATTGTTCATGAAGATGAAAATGAGGTCGTTTTACAGAATGTATTGCAGATGACAAGTGTTGTACAGGAAGGGTATAAGTTCTATACGTTCAAAGCTTTCATGACATATCAAGATCGTGAAGACAGTCTAATTTCGGTTAATCCTGAAAAGATTGTTTCTGTTGCTAATCCGACCGAAGATTTGATTCGCGAATATCTTCAGGGACTAGAACAGTTAAAAGAATATAATAAATCTTCGGATATTATGAGTGATGTGATGGATCTGTATTCTGAAATCGGATCGGGTGATTCATCGGATGATGATAATATTATTCCGTTTAATCGGACTTTGCATTAAGGGTATACTCTGTTCCCTGAGCACGCAAAGCTTATTTTACACTTAAAATCAAGTTTTGTCAACCCCCTTGACAAATTGGTATAGTTTAGTTTAGAATTAACATTATTAAGTTACTGAGAGCACCAAATGAAAGCAAAAGATAAACCACACTATGTGAACAACCGAGATTTCTCCGAAGCAGTCGTAGAATACTGTTCAGAGGTGAAGGAGTGTAAGAAAAGGGACGAACCTATTCCGACCGTTCCTAATTATATTGCTGAGTGTTTTCTGAAGATTGCAGAGGGTTTGTCCCATAAGTCTAACTTTGTTCGTTATACCTATCGAGAAGAGATGGTAATGGATGCAGTTGAAAACTGTTTGAAAGCCATCGAGAACTATGATGTGGACAAGGTTACCAGAACCGGAAAACCCAATGCATTCTCTTATTTTACTCAGATTTCTTGGTTTGCTTTTCTAAGGCGCATTCAGAGAGAAAAGAAACAACAGGACATCAAGACCAAGTATATGTCCGAGGCAGAACTCGAAGAGTTTATCGAGAATAGTACAGATGCGGGACAGGCGTCTGAGTCTCAACCTTTTGTCGATATGTTAAGACAAAGAATTGATGCGGTCAAAGAGGCAGATGCAGAATTCAAAGAATATGCAAAAGAACAAAAGAAAAGAAAAAAGAGAACGGTGAAAGTTGATTCTGACTTATCTGATTTTTTAATTGATTAGGATTTAATATGCAAAATGTGACGAAGAAACATAGATCTCAGTGGGGGTCTTACAAAGACAGAAAAAATAGTTTCGATGATTCTAAAGACATATATAGATTTGCGGAACTTGTAAACCAATATTCAAGTGTGAGAAACTATATTCGTTCTTATATTGGTGGTGGAGATTGTGGGTGGGTAGAAAAACCAGACGGAGACTATGGAGTTGATTTGGCATTATATAGAAATGGAGTCAGATCTGCTAACTTTGATATAGAAAGATGGAGTCAGTGGAAGTCCGAATGGCCTCATTATTATAATTATCTCCAGTTTCTTGGTAGAAAAGAAAAGTTTTTGGGTAAAGAAGTACCTTTTTTTATGTGCTTTATGAACTTTAATAGAGACCGATTCGCGTTAGTCGATGAAAAAACAATAAGGTCTTATCCGACTATAGAAAAAGAATTTGTTCATAAAAATGTGAAGGATCGGGTCAAAGAGATTTCTATGTCTGATGGGTATATTTTTGGTAATTACTCTGATCATGAAAGCGAGTTATTTAAATTGATGGAGTAATTTTGATATGAAACTAGCGATTATTAATGATACCCACTGTGGTATTCGTAACTCTTCGGACATTTTTATGGAGTATCAGGAACGCTTCTATGAAGAGGTGTTCTTTCCATATATGTTGGAAAATGATATTAAACAGATTCTCCATCTTGGGGATTACTATGATAATCGGAAGACGGTTAACTTCAAAGCCCTCCACCAAAACCGAAAGGTTTTTCTTGATAAACTAAGAGAGTATGGCATTACCATGGATATTATTCCGGGTAACCACGATGTTTACTACAAGAACACCAATGATCTAAACTCCCTGAAAGAATTGTTGGGTCACTACATGAATGAAGTCAACCTCATTATGGACCCAGCGGTGGTCAACTATGACGGGTTGGACATCGCGCTCATTCCGTGGATCAATTCTGAAAATGAAGAAGAGGTTCTTAACTTCGTAAAGAATTGCAATGCGCCTATCCTTGGTGGTCACCTAGAACTCAGTGGATTTGACATGGCAAAAGGAATGCCTTGTCATGATGGTATGAGTCCTGAACACTTTGAAAGGTTCGAGATGGTTTTAACGGGTCACTTTCATACCAAGTCACAACACGGAAACATTTACTATCTTGGTTCGCAGATGGAGTTCTTCTGGAATGACTGTAATGATAAGAAGTACTTTCATATTCTAGACACCAATACTCGTGAATTAACACCTGTCCT